GCGTCTACCATACGTCGTGCCTCTTCTTCAGGAAGGCTCAACCCATAGACGCGGCCCATCGCAGCGAAGGCTCCGACGCCACCACCAAATCCGCACGCCAGCTCCTGCACCTTGCCGACCTGCCGCTGCGACTTATTGACCTCTTCATACTTCACGCGGAACGTAGCGGCGGCGTTGACAATGTAAGGATCTAACTTGTCACGGAACGCCTGTAACTTATCCTCACCACGACCGGACAGCCACGGATTTACGCGGCCTTCGATGGCGCTCCAATCAGCAACGACGAACTGCTTGCCCTTTTCAGGAATCAGGGCTGGCCGTAACATACCGCGCAATACGTCCGTGACGCGGCGTCCGTATTTAGGCACAATGGCATGACCTCGAACCATTGAATGTCGCACGGCTTCGGGGTCATCGGCGCACTTACGTGTGAAGTTGTGGACTTGCGCACCATACGAGGAAGCGCGTCCCGTGGCTGATCCGCCGGCAAAGACAAAAGCGCCTCGAACACGACCATCAGCACAAGCAAGGTTATCAAGGCGATTAAACTTAGCAACAGAAGACGCCCATAGGTCATCGGCGCATTGTATGACTTCTCTGACATCGGGAGGCACCTCCTCTGGATCGTCTATGGCCAGTAGGTTGGCCCGAACTGACTTGTCGATTGAGACTTTATCGGCACGTTCCATAAGTTTACGCGCTTCTGATCCAACACGTTCGAAGACCCATTCTCGCATTCGAGGGCTTCTGACAGTCTGAATCTCACCGTTCGTGACGGTCTTAACCGTAGCTTCGATCTCTTGAAGTTCATCAGCCGCATATTTGACCGCCGCGCGGCATAGACGCTGATCGACAAGAACGCCACGATCATTGATGCGCTCGTTAGCATGATAGTCCTCTAGTTCTTCATCGGTGAGATCACGCATGGCTTTGCTGACAGCGCGCATGGTCCTGACATCTTGTTCGCAGTATTCGATAAGCTCAGGTATGAGATCGTCACGGTAAGGAGGAATACAGCAAGCACGGACCAAAGCATTGCCGCGATGATCTTTGCGCATTTCAGTTCCAGCGAAGCGACCGACATCTTCCAGGCTTCCTGGCGCGCAGTTGGCTCTGGCTTGTGCTGCGGTGCAGTAGAACTGTTCGAGTGGTATGGGCACGCCAAGCACATGCCAGAAGATGAGCCGCTCAAAGGCGGCGTTGTGGGCTCGTATCTGTCCTTTAATCTCTGGGAAAGGCTCGCCCATGCGCCATGTCCGAACGGGATCGTCGCCATAGGCGTAGGACATACAGATAACTTGCGTGGATGGATGTCGTGCATAGTTATACACTCCCGCTGTTTTTAGATCGCATTCTGATCTTGTCTCGAAATCTAGCCAGATCATTGCAGCCCGCGCGGGTCTACTACGTTATAGCCGCTAACGTCGCGTTCATGCGCGTTAGAAATAGCCGATAGAATGTCCTTCATAACCCAAAGTGGCGGCTGAGATACGGCTATGACGACGCTTAGATTATCTACAAGCCCCCAAATTATTTCCTGCTGAGCTATAATGGATTTATTCTTAACCATGTATTCGTTACATGTGTTAAGAATAGCCGCCGACGCTGCGGACGGGTCTATAAGTTTATCAGTCATTGTTCGTCTCCGCTAATTTCCGGTATGCGCACCCAAAATCTTAAGCCATCATCGGCGTTAAGATACATGGAGTAAACGCTGCCGTCTTCGCACAGCGCGTAAAGTGTCTCTACGGTTTCGTCGCTTATCGCCGCTATTTGAATGATCTTCTTATTCATTGTTGCTTTCCCCATAGTGGTAGCCAAGATATTCACCGTTCGGGCCGTTGTAGATCGTCATGTTGCCGACCTTCGGCGCTGAGATCATGCCCTGCGGCGTGTAGTAGAAGTTCTCGTTAGGATAGCTTAGTTCTGTTGCGACTGGCCCGTTCGGCCCACCCCAGACTGAGATCTCTTGAGCTGCTGCTGGTGATGCCAGTAGCGTGACTGTGAGTAGGATTCTAACCATGACACAAACACTCCCGATGCTAGGCCAAAGCCGTAAAAGAAAAGATACAGCGACAAATCTTCAATCATTCCTTCTCTCCCAGATAAGCGGCGCGGGCGGCGCGGAGGTCGCCAAGACGCATCAACACAGTTGACGTAAAGTCATCAGCGTAACGCTTGTCGTCAGCCATGATGGAAAAGTCACGCTGTAGCATTTCGTCAAACGGTTTCAGCGCCGCCATAAGTTCCTCAATCGCGTCGGCGGCTTTCCGATATTCTTTTAGCCATTCGGTGAAGTTTTGTTCTAGGTGTTCTATCTCGGCTTCCAGTTCCGCAACCCGTGCCCGTAGCTGGTCGTTCACATGCAGCGAGACCTGTAGTTCGGCCTCTAGGTCGGTGATGGCGTCGGCGCATGAGTTCGCAACTTGCGTATCAAAAAAGCGCAGCCGTGCGATTAGGTCGGTGTAGTCAGTCATGTCTTATCCTTTTCATCACGCGGCCAAAGTCCGGTGGTATGTCCGTGCATTCCATTTTCACCGCTTTGCGGCGGATCTCGCAGAGCGCTGACGTGACTTGGTGAGGTGTCTTGCCTAGCTGGTTTGCTACCTGCACATGGTTAAGACCTTCTTTTATTAGCCGGATTACTTCAGACTCGAAGAAAGAAAATCCGTTATCCGATTTAGTATTATATACGACGATCTTACGCTCCAAAGGCTCCAGCGACGACGGGTCGGCCAGACCTTTTTTGTGCGCGTAAAGCACCGTCGTATGATCGCGCTTAACGTAACGACCAACGCCAGCGTATGACGCATTCGGGATCTCTTCCATGCAGCGGAATATAAATTCGCGCCGCGCCTGCGTTATGTGCGCCAGTCGAGATACGCCAAGGATCGATTTGTAAGGCACCTTATGCTTGCGTGCGACTTCGCCTAAGATCATCCGGTATGTCGTCGGCATCCCGCTAGTCGGTGTGTATTCAGCATTGACCGCTGCTTCTAGCGCCATGCGCTGCTGTGGGGTCAGTTCAGGCTCAGACTCCAGCATACGCAACGCCCGCGTCGCCACGCGAAGCCGATGCTTACGCGCTGCGTCAGTCTGCGATGGTGGTTTGCGTTTCGGGCCGTCGTAGCCCGCATACGGGAACAGATACGCCATTCTTTCGCTCCGCTATTTCTTTCATTTTCTTGATTAGTTCGCTCTTATCGACGCCTAATTTTGGGCGACCGATGCGGTCCCATGATTTTGTCGTCTTAGCTTTTCGCCATTTAGACATTTTAAGCCCCTCATAAAAAAGGGCGGCGCAGCTCCCCTACGCCGCCCTCCTATTATCAGCCGCGACGACGACGGCCAGTGTCACCAGCGGAGCCATCGACCGATTCAGCCGGCGCACCGTCGAGCGAGATCCAGTCGATCACATCAAACACCGGGGTGTAGACGCGACCGTAGGATTTGTGCTGATAATATTCCGAGCCGAGTTTCACGACGGCCACTGGCGCGTCCTGATTCTTCTCGACCTGATCGGCAACCTTCATGGCAAGCTGGTGCATAGCGCGCTTACCGCCAACGGACGTGACCGTATAGCGCGCTTCCGTGCCAGCATCCTCACCATCAAGGCACTTGACGCTCATGCCAACCTGCGGCTCCCAACCACGCTTAGCGCCAGGCGGTGCCACGTCCAGTTCGGGAAGCGGCTCCGTGATGGACACCATCTTCTCGCCAAGCACTTCGCCTTCGCCCCACGCAATGAAACCGTGAACGAACGAGAACGGATTGACCGCCCAGCGTCCATCTTTGTCGATCTCAGTCTGATCCGCACCGTAAACCCAATGGCCGGTCTTATCCATTTTCAGGATGACCGAACCAACTGAAGCCTCAGTATCGAGTTTACGCAGCGACTCAGCCAGAGACGCAGCGGTGGGGAGATTGGCGTTGCCGAACTTCACAATATTAGACATTACTTGACCTCAAGTTTAGAGAAGGCAGAACGAATGTCCTTGCCTATCGTAAGCACCGCCGGTCGGGGATCGCTCTCCGGCGCGATGGTGTTACCTGTTGAAACCGCGACGACCAGATCTTTTGGTATAGCTAGTCCATGTTTCTTAGCTACCTTCTCAATCTGCGCTGGCGAGCGCAACGTCGTCTCGATTAATTCCGAATTATCCAGTCCCATTTGCTCAAGAGCTTCTCGCGCTCCTTCAGCATCAACCCATTGACGAGTGGCGCGCTTGGGGACGAGCTTCCATCCCGGCACAGGTGCGTTGTTTTCCAGCATCGTCTGGGCCAATTCACGGACGCTTTTAGCCCATTCTTCCGCAAGGATCGCAAACGCCAGAGCATTACCGACTTTCTCCACGTCAATAGCTTTAACTTTGGTCGCAACAGCGCGCTCAAGCTGACCTGTAAGCAGAGGGCAGACAGGTTTAGCTGCGCACCAACGACAATGATCTCCAGCAGCATATGGCGCGTTAGGCTTAAATGACGCCTGCACAGCATCATACAGCGTGCGCTCGAACGCCTTGATGCGACCGGGGGTTGTAAGCCAACGCTTTACATACGGCGGCTGCACGATGATGAGTTCGATCTCATCAACGCCTTCAAATACCCAGCGCAGCGCTTCCGTTCGCATACCGGCGGCGGCGTAGAACATAAGCTGTTCATTTTCTTCGGCGTCTACCGCAACGCCATCCCCGAACTTCCAGTCGAGGACTATCGCACGATTGCGAATACGGCCAGCGAGATCGCAAGAACCGTAAACTCCGGCAAGAAAGTCGTTAAAATGGACATTCACCTCCGTGGCAAACTCAAGCTCCGCATTAGGGTCGATCTCGTTCAATGAGTCAAGCGCTAGGATTAGCTTCTCATTGTCAGGATAATCTTCAACGCTGCCGCCATGCGACAAGATCATGTGCATGGCGTCATGCAGACGCGAGCCTTCTTCGGCATATTTAGAGCTTGGCTTTTCAGGGACTGTGTTAACAAGCGCCCGCGAACCGGGGCAGTTAATCAAGCGCTTAGCGGTCGAACCGCCGACGATGTTGCTGTGTGACATTACCATACCTTTCGATGATTCGACACTAGACAATCTGTTATGGATGTGTCAAGAACTTTTTTATGCTTGAGAAAGACATTGAAAAGTATCTTGTGAAATGCGTCGCGCAAGCTGGCGGCAAGGCTTACAAATTCGTGTCGCCATCCAATCGCGGCGTGTCTGATCGGATCGTTTGCTTACCGGACGGCACTACGCATTTCATAGAGTTAAAGCGTCCCGGCGGTAAAATATCGCCACTACAAGCGATGTTTGCGCGTGACATGGATCAGCTCAATCAGAACTACGAAGTTCTATGGTCTAAGGAAGAAATTGACCGATGGATCTCAGACCATACCAGCATATTGCCGCAGATTTCCTCTTCAGCCGCGACCGGGCCATGATCCTTGCGCCAGTCGGCGCGGGCAAGACAGCGATCACGTTGACGGCGATGGCCGACATGACCAGCAAAGGTCATTGCGACCGCTGGCTCGTGTTAGCGCCCAAGCGCGTCTGCACTGACGTGTGGCCTGTCGAGCGTCCTAAATGGGCCGAGCATTTACGCATGAGCGTCGCAGTCGGCACGCCGGCGCAACGTAAGGCAGCGTTCGCGGCTGATGTCGATATAGTCGTCACCAACTATGACAACATCCCGTCGATTGATCCCAAAGACTTTGACGGTATCGTCTTCGACGAGCTGACGCGGCTGAAGAACCCGTCCGGCAAACGCTTCAAGCACCTGCTTAAGATCCTTGACAAGTTCAAGATCCGCTGGGGTCTGACCGGCTCGTTTACATCGAACGGTCTGGAAGACGTGTTCGGCCAGTGCAAGGTCGTCGATCAGACGCTGCTAGGCCGCAGCAAAGGCGCGTTTCTGCAACAGTATTTCTACTGCGTGAACCGCGACTACGGCCAATGGGAACCGCTGCCGCAGGCGCTCCCAAAGGTCATGGAGGCGATCAAACCGGCGACTTATGTGCTGGAACCTGGCGAGTATAAGGACAAGTTGCCGCCGCTCAACATCGTCGAGATCCGGTGCGATCTTGAGGATCGCGGGCCTTACGAGAACATGAAGAAGGATTATGTGCATGAAGAGATCACGGCTCCGACAGCGGCTGCTGTCACAAACAAACTTCAGCAGCTTACCTCCGGCTTCGCTTATGATAGTCAAGGCCATGCTCAGTGGTTTGGACGCCAGAAGTTTGAATCTCTCCGAGACATCCTCGACGAAAACCAGCGCGACAACACTATCATCGTCTACAATTACAAAGAAGAGTTAGCCGAGCTTCAGCGCAGCTTCAACGTCACGACGATTGACGCGCCGGACGCCATTGAGCGCTGGAACGCCGGCAAGATCGAACTGCTGGCGATCCACCCTAAGAGCGCCGGCCATGGGTTGAACCTTCAGTTTGGCGGCAATAAGATCGTGTTCCTCTCGCTGCCGTGGTCGCTGGAGCTGTTCGAGCAGACGGTAGGCCGGCTGCATCGCAGCGGCCAGACGCGCGAAGTCTGGTGTTATCTCATCATGTGTAATAAAACTATTGACGAACGTATCCTGTCTAGCCTACAAGACAAGAAATCTTTAGCGGAAATCGCCCTTGCAGAACTTAACATGGAAAACCCTTAACGATCAGCTTGCTGATCTTACCGAGACAGAAGTGAAAGATCTTCTGGAGGATGAGATGCGTCACGCCCGGCGCTCTACGATCCTAGTGCGGCTGCATCAGCGCTTCACAGTGCTGAGAATGTTGCGAGAAAGGGCGGCCATTATGGAGATGATAGATGAATCCTCAAGAACTACTGCTGCAAGCCGCTAACATCATCGACCAGCGCGGTGAGGGCTACGGCGGTATAGAGAACAATTTCCAGCTTGCGGCGGATCTGGCGACGCTGCGAATTGGGCGTGATTTTCACCCCTACG